GCAAGCATTCATTCTTGCAAACTTATCAGCTCCCTTACTCGGTGTAAATGGTGTGACAGGAACACCCATACGTCTTAACTCTTGTGTAAGTGGCGTACCACTTGCCTTTTGCTCTATTAAAATCATATCAGGATCATAAACTTCACTAAGTTCATATGCCTTTTGTTTTAACTCTGGAAAATCCCATCTACCCTTTTCGGCATCAAGTAAAATAATAGCATCACCCTCACCCTCTACTGGAGTAAATATCCCCCAAGTAGTGATAGCACTATAGTCAGCACGATCATTTTTACTAAAAGCTGTGTCGTATGATTGTATGATGTACGAACAGGGAGGTGGTTCACTATTATCCCAAACATTCCACCACTCCCTTTTTATTATGGCCCCTTCTTCTGCTGTTGGATTTTGCATATATTGTGCATTCCATTTTGACACAGGTATAGATGCTTTTACACCATCTAGCTCATCTCTACTCCAATATTCAGGCCAAAGAACATTGTCTGTGTCAGGAAATATAGCAGGAAACTCCACGATATCCCATCTATCTGCTCCTCCTTCAGCTTGTTTAGCTATAACTCTTGCTGTTAAATCTTTAATGCCCCATCTGGTCATAACAATAATAATTGAACCACCTGGTTGTAATCTTTGTCTTGGTCCAGATGTGTACCACTCATAAATACTATCCAAAGAAGTAGGACTAAGTGCGTCTTGTTCTGATACAGGGTCATCAATAATACATAAATCAGCACCTCTTCCAGCTAATGCACCTCCAACACCAACAGCGTAATATTCTCCACCACTATTTGTAGACCATCTACCAGCAGCCTTTGCATCACTTGCTAATTTTATATCAGGAAATATTTCTCTAAAATCATCACTATCAATAAGGTTTTTAACTTTACGACCAAAACCCACAGCTAGTTCTGCTGTATGTGTTGCTTGTATTATTTTTAAATCTGGTCTTCTACCCATGAGCCACGCAGGAAATAAATAACTCGCAAACTCTGATTTGGTATGTCTAGGTGGCATGTTAATAATCAAACGCTTTATCTTACCATCTGCTACCTTTTGTAACTTGTCTGCATATATTTTATGATGCTTACCCTCAATAAATGTAGGCCATATCTTCTTTACAAATTTTAAATAGTTTTCTTGACTTGATTTTTGCTCATCTAAAATTTTAAGACGATCAAGCAGAGGAGCCATTTTAGATATTTCATCATCACTAAGATACTCTGCAAAATCTGAAGCTGTTAGAGCTTGTGTCATTACGTTGTCGCTAAAAATTTATCCACTGCATTTATTACACCGCCATTTTGCATCGGTACTGGCCCTCCAAAGGCTCTTCTTGGCGCAGGAATACCTGTTAAAGATTCTATTAATTTATTTAAATTTGCTGTGTTAAAAGTAGCAGGAACAAAATCAGGTACGTTGCTTGTAAATGGTGAATCAACAACCACAGATGTAGGAGCTGGAGGAGTAGGGGTATCACCACCACCTATTACATTTGGTGGCTTCTCATCTTCTTTTTCTTCCTCTTCTTTTGCAGCAACTATCGGTCTTCTAATTATTGGCTCTTGATTATCATCACTACCCATAGGAGCGTTGGGGTCTCTACCCTCCATAAGATTACCAAATTGATCTTTCACACCAACTATCTTGCCATCTTGATATATGGGTGTAGGCTCATAAGTGCCACCAAATAATCTTTTACCTTGACCGCTAGATAACGCATCAATCATTCTTGATCTTGATTTATTACCAAGAGCGTTTAAAATACCACCAAATGTACCAGGAACATTAAAATCTCTTTGTTGAGATAAAGCACCTAGAGCATCTTGTCTCGTTTGATTTAATCCAGCAAGCATAGGACCTATTCTGTCACCAAATTGAGCTTGTA